GAACATGTTTCATTAAACTCATTTTTTATACCTCTTTAATTGTTAAACTTCTTCAACTGTGTGAAAACGGTATCTAAACCGAATCGCCACTGTTCCAACTTCATTATCCGCTTCAATATTTAGCTGAATTGGATTTATACTTACTGGAAAAACATCGGAAAACACCTGTTTTCTTTGACCCCTGGAATCATCTCCCATAAGAGGGAAAACCTCCACTCTGGCCGTGACTTCATCCAGATACTTACGTCTAAAGTTATCTATATCAGATTTAAATTCTATGATTTCATTCATCCAATTCATTACCGAATTGTGAATTGACAAACCAGGACTTTCAAAGAATGTTATAGTAATATCGGTAGGATTTCTGTCACCTATATGAGTTCGTGTAACCACTCTGGATTCTGATAAAGTCACGGAAGGAATATCAATAGACTTGACATTATTTTCCATAAATTCTTCCACAACATCCTTGGATACATTTGTCTGGGTTGAAAAATTAACGTCTCCTGGTAGTACAAACAACACTCCAAAACGACTAAGTTTTAGAAAACCCTTTTCATCATTTGGAGCCGCCCGGCCCAAGAATGAATTGTCTATAAAATAATCAAGACTTGTGAATCCGGGTTTAAATGGTGTTGGCATTTTTTACCTCAAGTTATTTTTTTCAGCAAAGGTGCGCCAACGGTCTCTAACATCGTTTATCACCTCCTGTGCCGGGTCAGCGTCAACGGTTTCTTCAAGATCAGAAAAACCACTTCCAAATTGTTTACTGTGTTGAATCATAGAGAATCCAAATCCTACAGTAAATACCAATACCTGGTCGTCGGTTTCATGGTTGAATTCTATGTCTCCCAAAAGTTTTGGATAGACATTTCTAAAAACAAATTTTTGTCGTTTTTCAAGATTTCCATTGAGAGAATATACAGCAATAGTGCTTTGTAAAAACCCATGAATTTCATTAAATCTGCCTTCCACAACATTTCTGGAATAATCGTTGATCCATTGCTGAAAAAAATCTCTGGTATGTCCTGTATCATCACTATGAACGCTCATTAAAAGGTTGTCGCCATGTGTCACTTCTCCTGGCATGACTACCTTCCGACCCATTCTTTTGATAATGATTTCACCCAAAGATGTGGAAGGTACACCAATTTTTTGAATAAAATCCTGTGTCAAATTCAGAGAAGCATTTGAACCACCCAATCCCTGTCCTACAGCATTAAAACGAGCCCCGGAATTCCCGGCCCTGTTAATCTCAACCTCAAAAAAGTTGGGTCTTACAAGGTCATCAACACCATGAGTCTGTAAAAGTTCTGTTATATGTCTTGCCGATACCATTTAAAATATGTTCCAGTGTGAGTATTGAAATTGAACAGTATATTCTTGTAATTGGTCGGCCGTACCCATATCCAATTCAATGGAACTCAATTCAACCGGTACAACGTTAAAAAACTCATAATCTCGTAATTTTTTTCCTTCTCCCGAAACAACCTCAGAACCCAAAGGAATCACCTTAATACTATTTCCGAATCGTGTTTGAGACATGGGTGTACGAACAGGCTCCGTTTCTCTATCAGTTGAGTTAAAAAGTAAGTGCATCCATACCTCAAAAAATCTTCGGGTTTTCCAAGTTTCATCATTCAAAAATCCAATGGTTAACGGTTCCTTTTTAAAATCGCCAGTCAACATCATGGAGTTTCCTTTAAATTTTATGACAGGTCCATTAACATCTTTTTTCGGAACAGTGGCCTTATTCGCCAAAAATTTAGTTCGGGTCGGAAGTTCAATTTTATCAATAGTAGGTCCCGAAAATTCAACTAAAAATCTATTAGTTCGGGCAACAGATTTAACATTAGACCGAAATTCATCAAGCGTCATAGTCATAGTTTACACCAATAGAGTAAATTGTTCATTCTGTGCCAGGTGGCGACGAAATACTGGTTTTTTGTTCACAAGAAAAAGAATGGTTCCCAGTTCGTAACCCCATTCGGCCGCGCCATCAGAATCAACATCAGTATCCTGAAAAATGTCGGCATGAACAAACTCGGTTTGACTAACACTTAAATCATCACCATCCTTGTCTTTGGGTCTATAACAAAGAAATAATTGACGATAAACACTATCTGTAGGAGTTGTTGAATCAAGAGTTTTTTGTACTCTGGCCAAATCAAATCCAAATCTTCGGGCCACGGAAATATCATTGGTTACCGCATAATCAACGGAAGTGCTAGGATCATCTTCAATAGTGATTGTTATTAGAGCACTGGGGGCCGGAGTTCCTGGTGTCAAAGTAAGTTCGGGCACACCTGGAAAGGTTACGGGGTCGGTGGCACTACCAAATAACAGGTTATAGGTATCTTCGTTATCTACTCTTCTGGCAAAATCAACATCGGTGGCATCTATTCTTACCAGACCCTTGACATCAAAAATACTGGTATGAAACATAGGAATCTTTAAATAATTCAAGAATAATGGTGGTGGCACATTATCCGAGACAAATACACCATCCGAAAATCTTTCATTGAAAATCGCTAATTTGTCGGTATCTGCTGTAGTGGTTATTCTCAAACGGCCCGAATTTTGCACGGCCTCTGCCACCAACGGATAACTAAAAATCAGACTTATTTCATTACCATCCTTAATTTGTTCCACATACTTCATATCACCTTGAGTAACAATTCCATCAGCCGTGGTCAGATAAAAAGTGGCCGTGGTCAAAGAATTACCAGGAATATATCCCGAACCGTCCGTCACAAAGGTATTGTTTAAACCTGTGATTTTACGTTCACCAAAAATATTGATTTCTTCAACCAAATCTCCTATTAAATTATTTCCAAATGATGTGGTGGGTCCTACAGGACTTAACGCGGTTGAATACATTAATCTCACAGGTTGATTAATCCTCGGCAGAGTAATTTTGGAAACAGTTTCAATAAAGGTTCTGGAAGCCGTGTCGGTTCCTATTTCATGATTGAACAAGTAATAATCATAGGTATCAACAGGAAATTGTGTAATAGTATCCTCTAAGAAATCAGTATTCATCCCCTGAATTTGGGCCCATTCCTCATTCATATAGTCTAATGTTAGTGTTCCTATATCTACGGTTGCCAGGACATTATGATTTCCTGGAATTGAGGCATCCGATGTTTTGAGAATGTAGGAAATATAAACTCTGTCATCTCCTACAGTCACGTCTGCTGATGGAAGATCATTCATTTTATTTGAATCGTAGAATTTCTGGGCCTGGGATGTTCCACCTCCGGCCTGGGCCATTACACTTGTTGACCAGGTTCTTGAATGTTGTATTTTGAGAAGACTGGCAAAACCCCATACCGGATTGCTCCGGGCAAAGCCCATATAGACATCACCAGATTCCATCAATTCAAAAAATAAGGATTGACGGTAATTGATTGCTGTTCCAGCGAGAAAAGAGTGGGTGATTGCCATAAATTATCCTTTTTTCATTTTATAAAATAGTCCATAAAGTAGGTGCTAAAGTAATAGGTGTTACCCATAAATCTTCATCAACTTGTAGTGTTATATTATAGGTTGCCGAAATATCACCAAATAATACAAATTGTTCGTCTGTGGATATGGTCTCGGTTGCCACATCAGAAATCCAGGTATATGTATCAAAATCTGGAACGTTGAAACCCAAAATGATTTTTCTATCAAACTCAATAGTCGGTGATAAATCAGTAAATTCACTTCCCATATCCACCTGGTCGGCACCTGATATAATGAAAGTATTATATAAAGTTTTCACGTTGCTATAGTATTTATTATTATCAAAATCAGTATTACTTCCGAAGAAATTCACTATTAAACTAAGGCCTTCACTAGTTGATGTCAAACCTCTCTCAATCACACCGAACAGGGTTCCGTTATTTACTGAAGGTCCGCCAGAAGAATTTATCTCATATTCATAGATAAAGTTTCCTGTTACCCAGTCCACATCAAATCCACCCGAAGGAGCCGTATACATCTTATAGTTTCCGTTTTCTACTCGTTTTTGAAAATTATTTCCCGTTTCATCCTGAAGTTCTGTTTCCAAACTATCAAATCCAGAGGTCGGTGGTAATGATGTATTGAAATCGTCCGGATACACTATATCGGCCAAATAAACAGCATATTTATAATCAAATTCACATGCTGAAGTTATATCACCCGGATCAATAAGATTCAGATTGAAGTAAATCGCATATCCATTAAACAAAGGCTGGTCAAATGAAAATGTATTTGGTAAAATATAAGTCCAGACATTGTAATTTGTCACAGTCGCATGAACGGCTGATGCACCAGTTGAAGTATCCACGTTGGCACTACCAGATGGATTATCTATGGTCACAGAACTTCCAATCACGTCAACATCAACCAACGAAAAAGTTCCATTATTCCCAGAATCAGCATCAGATATTGTAATTTGGTGAGTCGGTTGCCAGGCCGAAATATCTTCACCCGATTCAAATGTAATGAGTTGTAAACCATCCGAATCGGGAGCACTTATTTGAGAAATCTGGAAACTTCCAGGTGTAACTGCTCCGGTATTGGTTGACACGGTATTTTCAAGTTCCACATTTCCAAAAGTAAATTCGGTTGTGGTAAAATTTGTACTTGTCACAAATAGAATTGGATTAGTGTCAGATTCATATTGAAAGGTTACGTCTCCTTCCGTAAACGTGAATGGTAGACCAGAACCCACAACATGAACTAATTGAAGGTCTCCACTCACATCAAATGTCAATCTTGAAACCGTATTCAAGGCCCCAGATTGTTCTGCCTGTAAATAAGAAAATACAAATCTCTCGTCAAGTTGAAGTTGGTTCAAAACTGCCAATAATTCAGAAAGAGGAACATCCTTTCCAACAGTATGGATTTCAAATGTAGTATCCCGTTCGGCCAGAGGAAACGTTTCGGCTACTACAATAGAATTGTTGCTTATTAAAGCCGTATTTGTGACAATGGTGTAATAACCTATGTTTTCTCCACCAACTTTTCCTTCAGATAAAAGTATGAATAATAACGAGTCTGCCAAGCCATTAGCCGGATATGCCGTCAAATCAACATCGGTTAGGAAGGTACTACCACCGGTTAGTAGAACTCTACCATCTGTTCCTGATTCCTGAAGAACAGTATCTTGAGAGTAGTTCACAACATTGGAATTTGTGTAATCAGCCGGGGCCGTCCAGGTGATTTCCTGGGTTTCGGAATCTACCGTAAAATCCGGAGTCTCGTCTGGCGGGTCGGAAGAGTCAACTTGTGGCACGATATATGCTACAGAATTTCCTTTGACGTAAAATCCTTTTCTAAATGATTTTTCATTAACAGAAGTAGGTTTATTGGTCGGCGTTCCAAACAAGTAAGAATCTGTCCAGTCGTATTGTTCCGTCTGAAAATATTGTAGAACCTTCAGAGAATGTGTGTCTGTTCCATTATCCGTCAAGTTTATGGCAGAACCACCAGAAGTCAAGGACAACTGAAAGGTATTGGTAGTGGCCGTGATGATATAATAGTTCGTGAGAATCGTTAACGGTGTTGGAAGCGTATCCGTGGTAATCACATGAACCAACTGACCATCTTCCAGACCATGATTATTACTCGTGAAAATGTCAGTCCTGTAATCAGTCGTAAAGGTACCTATGGTAGTTTCAGGTCCGGCAACCTCTACATATACATCCTTCCAACTTATCGGATGTGTTAGGTCTCTAATTGTATCACGCCATTCTTTTTTTGGAAGATTGGTAGAAACATAATAAACAAATTCATCAACCGGATCGGGCACTACCTCAATAAAATGATATCCAAGTGCTTGGGAATATGTCTGGGCCAGAAATTTGATGTTGGCAACAAGACCCGGAGAATTGTTTATCTGTTCGGCCGATGGATAGATTG